ATGTTCATAACCTTTGCTTTTAAAGTATTCTACTACTAACTTAAAGTAAGGAGAGCTAATATTCCAATCTATACTCTCAAAAGTTCCGTTATTATCCTTATCTAGTAGTATAGCTATATCAAAAGCAAGCCCATAATTATGTATTGATTGTCCACCTTTAGCGTTAGTAACTTTAGGTCTTTGAGCGTATAGCTTGTCTTGTTCCTCTACACTTCGGTAAACGTACGCAAAACGCAAACGAACACCCTTAGGCAACTTATTATTACATTCGATATAATAATTCTTTAGTTCCTCTCTAATTTTAGGATGTGCAGTTGCTATCCTATCAATTGTTAATTGGTCCATTACTCAACAGCTAAATGGGATAATGCTTTTGCAGTAGCACCTATAGTTAATAATACTCCTCCAACTGCAGGAAGAGGAGCCATGATTGCTGTACCAACTACTGATAACGCCACTCCTATAGTACCAATCTTAGTCCAAAAAATCGGCCTTGGTGCTTTTATTCTATCGATTAATTTCATATATATTTTATATTAGTGAACTTTCCGTTAATAGATTCAAATGTATCTTGTAAGTCTTTTGGAAGTAAATCGATACCAAATGCAAATATATTGTAACATGCAAGTATCTTTTTAAAATGACTATCGTAGTGTTCGCATGAAAATATAGCTTCTACTCTATGCTGAAAACCCATTACTACTCCATGTCTAAACGACTCAAATAATTCTATTACATAATTTACATCTTCGTGTTTAATTCCTTTCTCTAGCCAATGGTTTTTTATTTCATTTACGTAATTAGCATGGATATTCCAAAGTGAAGAAAGTATCAATTGCTTTAATTCATCACTAGATAATTTGCTAAAATCATGATCTAAAAAAACTTCAAACTTATCACTACAAACTGAACACTTAAATTTAACGAAATCACTACACATCCTAGATTTAGTTTCGTCGTACTTTGAATGAGAATAGAACTTAAGAAACATTGCTTCTTGTTTTACACGTTGCAAAGTTGAAAAGATGTCATGACTCTTCAAAGACTTTATATCCTGTGTTTTCTCTTTACGTTTAATTAATGAAGTAAACCATACAGATATAGGTTTATGAAAGTAATATAATACAACTACTAATACCACCAATATGAATATCATAATAGGTGATAATTTAGAATTTAGTATACTACTAATCTCTTGCATTATATTTCTTCTCTAACAATAGGATTGTAATCAATTTCTGGTAATGTAAACCACCAAGAAATAACACCTATTTCATTAGCACGTACTAGTGTAATTGCATTATAAACTTCTAGTGATAATATCCATTTACCATTAACGTCTTGTGGTGGATCCATGAATTGAACACCATCGTAGGTTTGACCTACTAGTACGTTCTTTTGTGCTTCGGTTAATTCTTTTACTTTTATCATATGTTTCTAGATAATGTTGTGTTAAATTTCTGTATCGCTGTATATAAGTTGGATGCTTCAGTGTCTGACAATCCATCCCCAATTGTTGTAAATGCGTTTTCTTTACTTCCAAAGTATAATGCTGTCCCATTATAATTAAACGCACCTAAATATAAAGATTTAGCTGTCAATCCTGTTGAATTATAATTAAAAGTATTTTTTGTTGTATTTCTAAACAAGATTTCTTGAGAGGAAGACATTCTATTTATCATATAAAATAAACTAGATGTAGTCATAGATGTACTTGAACCAGAAGTCCCTACGCTTCTATTAACTCTAAAAAATGTCGTTCCATCAGTACCTTTTATTTCAGCTTGTAATTGACTTGCATTGTTAAGATTGGAAGCACCAAAATCAAGACCTCCAGTAGTGTTATTGGTTCTTGAATAGTATGATATATGTGTAGAATCTTGGGATAATATAGACGAAGGAATTAATTTCGTATCTGCATACCCATCTGTACCATTTGGTATAGCACCAGTAGAACTATGCGTCCATCCATTATAGAAATTTAAATAGTATGCAGCGTCTAATGTTCTAGGATCTTTCAAGTTGAATCTATGTTGTGAAGCAGTACCACCTACAAATGGATAAATGGCTTTCATTTTTGTCCATATGCTAGCAGATTTTAAATCCAATACAAAAGTATTAATAGCACTTTTTTGAGTGTTGTTAGTAATAGATGCAGCACTAATAAATGCAAGTGCGTCCGTATCCGTAATAGATACTCCACCCATAGCAGTAGCCTTCAACGTTGGAACGTGATTGTTAAGAATTCCGTAACCGTAGAGCATTCTAACCTAAGATTAAGTTAACCGAACCGCTTGTTAATTTTACACCGCTGAATAATACACCAGCTCCCGTAATCAACGCACCAGCTTTAACGGCAGTTGCAGGAGTAGTAATGTACGTAGACTTAGCATCTGTACCACTAACTTTAATGGATGTGAATACAGTATCTTCCATTACAAAAATACCAGCGATTGTAGCTGTAACCTCTGTCGTGTCATTCACTAATTTAGTTCCCTTCGTAGCAACTAATTTGTCTAAATTTGGTAAACTCATATCTTATTTTATTATTTTGATTTCTAAATTTGCAAGCGTAATTAAAGAGTCAGCTACTATAGACGTCGTACTGTCTGCCGTGTAAAAAAGTATTTGTGTCGTTGATAGTCTAAAAGCACCTATATTAGCACCTGAACCAGCACCACCTAAGGATATGGTTATAAATGTTTTATCAAGTGTAAATAAAGCGCTAGATGCAGTTAATTTATATACTCCAGCGGAATCTCTAGTAAATGTGAATGTTTGAGAAACCTCTGTTTCATAACTAAAATTAACAGTTGGAGCAGCTGTACCCGATTGACTAATATTAAACAATATAGTTTTGAATGGTCTTATATTAGCGCCTGTGACGGACTTTGTGTCGTATGTCGCACCGTTATAGTCAGATACCATCACTAAATCATCGTCCTGTAGTTGTGCCGCCTTCGCTGTTAGTTCGCTTATCTTTTTGTTTGCCATCTTTATTTATCTTCTTTAAGTATAACTCTAACTTGATAACATTGTTTTGTTTAGGCTTGTATACCTCTCTAATCATATATACCAATTTGATAAATAATTGCCGTGTTGCGGAAACACGTCACCACTTCCATTTGTTAAATATTCGTTAAATAGCGATTGATTTACAACCATATAATCTAAAAATCTTTGTGCGTAATTCTCAGCAATACGTTTCTCTTTCTCAACCAAATAATCTACTTCCTCTTTACTTACAATTTCAGCATTTTCAGAACTATGTTTATAAAGTCCTTTATTAGAAATTGAATAAGCTGCGAATGGTAAATACTCAACCATTGTAAAGTGTATTAACATTGGCTTTAAATACGTATTTACAAGCGTTGCGTAGTTACCACTCAATGTACTTGCTGTAATATCTGACTTAATCTTAGCCATTAAGTCAGTCCCCACGTATTGCAACAGCCAAATATCCTGTGCTATCTTAATAAATGGTATTACCTTATCCGTATCAACATTACCATTTAATGCTGTGTACGCTTGCAAATCTGCTTTCCCTATTAATAATGCTTCTGCCATTAGTTGAATCGTTTATTTGTTGGTAAAAACCCGTTATAAGGCATGTCCGTTGGTCTTTGATATACTCGTTTATCATTTACTTGTTTACCGCTTTTATCTTTGTCAGTAAGTGGTACAATTTCACCAGCTTTTCTAACTTCACCAGGTGTGTATTTTCTTGCAAGTGGTGAGTTAGCATCTGATTTCTTAAGATATGTTTCTCTCATCCATTTATGTCTGCATGAACCTCCGCCTTTGTAGAGCCAGATTGAGTAAGTATCTGCACCTTCTGGTCCCCAACCTTCATTTACTGCTTGTGAACCCATTGCAATAATATCTTCTTTACGATATATTTTGTTTGCTTTAATCATTCCCTTGCAAAAGTCCCTAGTATTTTCAGAAACGTCTCCAACATATCTATATCTATGTTTGAAAACAGCACCGTCTTGCTCAGATTTAATATTTGCTCTTGCAGTTCCTGTAGATACTAAGTTAACAATTTTAGATAATAACGTTTTTTTTGGTGAATTTAATGCTTCTAATTCAGCATCTAACTCATCTTCTAAGTCATAATCAACCTCTCTACTATCAATTAGTACGTATTCATGTCCATCAATCCATTCAATATGGTCTTCAGCACTCATTTCAACACCTGTTTCTTCTTTGACTTGCTCAGTAGATTGTGCATTTGATAAGTCTACAAACTCCAAAGGCTGTAAAGTCTTAAAGAATAATTTTAATGATATACCATTAAATGCTAAAATACTATCCAACGCTTCTAGTATCACTTCTTGTTTTGGTCTTATTACCATGTTATCAAACAGTATCACACTATTCTTTAACTCATCTGCATTTGCACTAAAACCTGTGGTTGTAGCAATACCAAATATAAGTGGTGAAGTAACACAATGTCCTGTTAATATCTTACTTCTACACTCATCTGACAAATATTGATAATGTTCAGGTGCATCGTTTAATGGTACGCTATCGATTGTAGTCTTTTTAGCTTCATCTTCATTGAATGATACTACTACTTTTTTACCCGTTGAACCAGTTAATTTGCTTATAGTTTTTCTAGCAATCTCGTCTTTCTGCTCATCAGTCGGTAAACCATTATTAAAATTTACTATAGTCGTGGGGCTGAACCCGTTAACTACCTCATTAATAAGGTATTCGCTAATTTTTTCCTCTAATACAGTATATTCTAATGCACCTTGGTAATCAACACGACTAAAATACTTTGTTCCTACAGAATAAGGTTGTATCATTAATATCTCTATCTCACTTTTACCCTCTCCAAATGCGTCGAATCTTTTAGGTACAAACTTCTTTACGTCTTCCCAATTATCAGAATAGTAATACCCTACAATATTTCCGTCTGCATCACATTTTTCAGGTCTTAATAACTGTACAGGAATGTGGTAAACTTTAATTACGTTCTTATGTCCTTTGTCATAATGTACCTGAAACGCGCCTTGACCTAACAAATACAAGTCTTGTATTACTCTACGCAAGTCATTTGCTGTAAATAACGTCAACATCTGTGCGTAATCATTTGGCTTTTTAGACGCATCTAACGCACTCAATCCCTTTCCGTATATTAATCTACTAATATTATTCACAACAGCGCTATGTGTAGCACTATTGGAGTATCTATCGATTAAGAATTGAAAGTAATTATTATCTTCTCCATAGTTTACCCATTCATTACGCTTGTCTTCGGTAACTATTGGAGATGTATATGCAGATAATTCTATAACGTGGTTACTAGTCATTTAATATAAATTGGTTTGTTGTTGTATTTTCTATGTATTTACCATCATTTACACTATAATCTCTTACATCTTCAAAACCTAATGAAGTAGTAATTTGAGCAGTGCAGAAGATTTTACCTTTCCAAGTGTATTTATCGATAGTGTTATAATAAAGAACAGCCTTGTATGTATGTCCTTCTTTTAATGCTGGATTAATTGTTAATGTAATGTTATCGAAATAATCATATGCTGTAGTAGCAGTTAATGTTATTACCCTAGATACATTTGTTTCTTCATCTGTAATTTGTAGTTTATTAGCTCTAGGTATTGTTCCAAGGTCAGTCAACCTTTGAGTTACTGTAATTAATTGTGATGTTGCTATAGGTTCTAATACTATCATGTATATATAACTTAATAGTGTTAATTTTGTTTTTAAATAAAAAAAGGGATACCGAAATTAATCGATATCCCCATTGAACTATATGTTTAAATTATTACTATGAAGTAACCATTGTAGCACTTGTAAATAACGCTAACATCGCTGTTGATGTTGACGCATTCAAGAAGTTAGCTGGTACTTTCTCATCTGCTACGAAATTCAAAGAATATCCTGAAGCAGATTTCATTTCACCACCTGTAGAAATTGTTCCACCTACAACATCAGCACCTTGTTCTAAACCCATAATAAAGAACTGATCATTGTTGGTCTGCACTATTATGTGAGGCCTACCAAAGGAAAGTAATTTAATTTGCTTATGCGTCACAATGTCTTGGTGCTTTAAACGAATGTTTAATTTTTGACTAAAATAAGTAGTACCAGCATTACGGTCAGAAATTACTTCTTGGTCAAAAGTATTATCCACACCTTTTAATTCATATTTATACAACACATCTACATTCGTAATTGCTGTAATCATATCTGTATTTGTAGCGTCATACGTTATGTCCGCTCTTGCTATTTGGTAATTGATAAAATAGACAGCTTTAAGACCACCAACTTGGTCTTTGCACTCTTCTAATCTACCTTTTGAAATATCACATGCCATGATTTTAAAGTTTTAATTAGTTATAAAAAAAGGGAGGAGTTTTTTTCCCCTCCCCTAGTATTTAAAATCAGTTAGTTACTAATTAGCGGAATTTGTGATTCCGTATGTAACGATATCTGAAACTGAATGGTAATTAACAGCGTAAGCAGCTCTTAATACGATTCTTACATTGTCTGAGCCGTCCAATTCAGACATGTCCAAAATTCGGCACTCATTCGCGTCGTTTAACAAACCGCAACCAAAGAACAAGTTAGAAGTTTGAGTTAATAACATTTGATTTGCAGTCAATCCGTTTGCTACGAATAATGGAATACCATCAAAAGTTAAAGAACCATTAGTATACCATTGGTTTCCTTTATTGTCATAACCATTAGAACCTAATCCAGATGCACCAAAACCACCTAATGCACGAACATAAAATTTAGCAGCAGCTTGAGATACATATAATTTCAAATCTTCTTTCCCGTAAATAGCTGCTGGACAAGCATCAACCGCTTTTCCAAGCTCTGCTAAAATATTGCTGGCAGATAAAGTTGCACCGGACACTTCATTTGCAGCTGGTAAAGCAGCGTCAGTAGTTAACAAAGTCATGATACCATCAACTTGTCCTGAAGTAGCAGTAGCACCATTCCAAATAGAAGTTTCGATAGAGTTAGCAACTTTTTCTGTAACGTAAGCTAATAAGTAATCAGCAAAAGATTTAGCTAAAACTTTGTTAGCGGAGAATCCCATTTCTTCGCTTTGCCAAGATGCATAAAAATCTTTTTTGCACAATTGCAAATTTATTTGAAATGGCTCTAAAGTTAAAGTACGTTCTGTAATTGTAACCGTAGAAGTAGCTGTAAAATCACAGCTCGAATCCTTCAAAAGCCCGTCAGTACTCAATTTTGATATTACCGCTTTGTACGCGATGTTAGGCATGATAGTCATACCTCCGTTTGCTAATGTGTTACCACTTAAGATAGCAGCTTTTACCCACATGCCAGAGTGTTTACCAGCATAACTTGTTGTCAATGAAGTTGTTGTAGCCATTGTTTTTTATTTATTTATAAATTGTTTCTAAAATTGAATCGCGAATACTTCTCGCTTTTCCTGGTGTTAAGTCGATGTGTTCAACTGTTTTTGAATTCTCAGGATTGAATTGTATAGGTTTTGGCTCTTCTGATAGCTCAACAACCACTTCTTCAGTAACCTTAGAAAGCTCAACAATCTTAGCTTCTAACTCTGCAATCTTTTCTTCCAATGCGGAGAAATGTTGCTCTTCAACTTGTGAACGTACGATTTTTTTAACTTTCGCTTGTTCAGGTGTTTTTTCAGCTTCAACAGGT